GGGGCTTCGGTAGTGGGGGCATGGGTGATCTCCTTCAGCGTCGCGCGTCGGGGTGTATCCGCAACAAGAGGGAGCGCCGCAAGGTGCTGCGCAACGTGTACGGCGACTCGGTGGCCGAACGTGGCGGCTGGGTGGACCTGGACCGCATTGACGCCGAGATCGAAGAGCTCACGACCAAGGGCGACACCGCCCAGGCCGAGCGGTTCTACCTGAATCGCGTGGTGGCCACGTCTGACGCCTACTTCGACGCCGAAGCCTGGAATGCTTGCGCGGCGCCGACGGACATCCCCGCCGGCGCGGTGGTGTGTCTGGGCTTCGACGGGTCGATGGTGGACGACTGGACCGCGATCCGCGGCCGGGTGGTCACCGACGACGGGCCCATGTACGGATTCACGCCGACGTTTGCTGACGGTGTCCAGACCATCTGGAATCCGGCCGACTATGGCGGTGAAGTGCCCCGCGGTGAAGTGCAGGCCGCGGTGGATGAACTGTTCGCCCGCTACGACGTGGCCAGGTTCTACCTGGACCCGGAACTGTGGCAGTCCGAGATCGACGCTTGGGCGACCAAGTACGGCGACAAGCGGGTCATCACGTGGGCGACGTACCGCACCCGCCAGATGGCTGCGGCGTTGGAGCGGTTGCGCACCGACGTGGCCACGGGGTCGCTGACCCACGATGACTGCCTCATCACCGCATCCCACGTGGCCAACGCGCGCCGCGGGCGCCGCAGCGGCGGGATCGTGGTGGGTAAACCGAACGAGCATCAGAAGATCGACGCGGTGATGGCTGACGCGCTGGCCCATGAGGCCGCGTGCGACGTGCGCGCCGAAGGCATACCAAAAAAGCGTAGCCGCCGCATGGTGGTCTACCGATGACAAGGAGCGCAGGTGGCTGACGACACCACAGTGGCCGCGCAACTGCGCGAACGGCTCATCCGGCTGCAACCCGACCTGGACAAGTGGTCCCGCTACTACGAGGGCCGCCAGGGCTTGTCCTACATGGCCCCGGAGCTCATCCGCGAGATGGAAGGCCGCATCCAGCCGGTGGTGGTCAACTGGCCGCGGCTGGTCGTGGACTCCCTGGAAGAGCGCCTGGACGTGGAGGGCTTCCGCATCAACCAGCGCGTGGAAGCCCGCCTGTGGGACTTCTGGCAGGCCAACGGGTTGGACGAAGCCAGCCAGCAGGCTCACGTGGACGCCCTGGCCATGCGCCGGTCTTACGTCATCGTCGGGTCGCCGGACACCCCCGGCGACGCCCCGGTCATCACCGTGGAGTCCGCGGCGCAGGTGTGGGCTGACCGCGACCCCCGCACCCGTCAGGTCACCCGCGCCATCAAGCGCTGGACCGATGACGACGACAACGAGTTCCTGACCCTGTACTTGCCGGATCGCACCGTCTATCTGGTGACCGAGTTCCGGGGTCGGGTCATGCGGGAGTACGACAGCGACGTGCACAATCTGGGCATGGTGCCGGTGGTGCCGTTGGTGAACCGTGCCCGCATCACCGACACCGAGGGCGTGTCCGAGCTCGCAGACGTGGTGCCGCTGTCCGATGCGGCGTGCAAGATCGCCACCGACATGATGATTAGCGCGGAGTTCCACGCGCTGCCCCGTCGTGTCGTGGTCGGCATGGGCGAAGACGACCAGTACGACCAGGACGGCCGGCCGGTCAGCAAGTGGGCGCAGATCGCCGGGCGGGTGTGGACCATTGACGCGCTGCCCAGCGAGGTCAACATCCAGCAGTTTGCTGAGGCCAACCTGGCGAACTTCCACCAGACGCTCAACACGTTGGCGCGGATGGTGGCATCCATGTCCGGTCTGCCGCCGCACTTCTTGGGCTACTCCGACGCCAACCCGACCAGCGCGGACGCCATCCGCTCGGCCGAGACTCGGCTGGTGAAGCGCGCGGAGCGCCGCCAGCGGGCCTTCGGTGGAGCGTGGGAGCAGGTGATGCGTCTGGCGCTGGTCATCAGTGACGGGTCCCTGCCCGACGGCATCGACTCCCTGGAGACCATCTGGCGCGACGCCAGCACCCCGACCATCGCCCAGAAGGCTGACGCGGTCACGAAGCTGCGCACTGCGGGGCTCATCAGCCTGCGGCAGGCGCGCGAGGACCTGGGCTACAGCCAGGAGCAGATTGCGGTGATGGAGTCCGACGACACCCGCGCCGTGGACCGCGTCCTGGCCGGCGACTTTGAGTCGCTGTTGGGCCCGAAGCCTGCCCCGGCGGCCGTGGCTGATGGCGCTTGAGCAGGTCGCTCAAACCCACTACCGGCGGTCGTCGCTGACGACGCGTCAGGTGGTTGCTGCCGTGCTGGCCATCTGGAACGCCACCGGCCCCAGCGGGTTCCGCGACGAGCTGGTGCGCGCCGCCGGGCTTGTGGCTGCCGGGCAGTTGTCCCAAGCGGTGCAAGCCGCCGCCTACCTGATCGACGTCGCCGCCGAACAGGACCTAGGTCCCGCTGAAGCCGTCGTCGTGCCCCGCGCGTTCGCCGGAACAACATCATCCGGGCAGGACCTCACCGACGTCCTGTCCTACCCGGTGAACCGGACCTGGGACCTACTGGACTCAGGCGCCGACTTCGCCACCGCACAAGCATCCGGGACGGCGTCGCTGACCCGGATCGTGTCCAACGAGGTCACCCAAGCGGGGACGAACGCCACCCAGGTCGGTATGACCGGGAACCTGGACATGGGCGGGTACGTGCGGATGCTCCAAGCACCGTCGTGTGGCCGCTGCGCCATCCTGGCCGGCAAATGGTTCGACTGGAATCAAGGGTTCAAACGGCACCCGTCATGCTTCCCCGCCGGTGTGACTGTCTCAGGACCCGCCGCCGACGCCGCCACGCGGCGGTGGTACGAGGGGGAACTGGTCATCATCCGCACCGCCAGTGGCAAGGAGTTGCCCGCTACCGCTAACCACCCGGTACTCACCGACCGGGGCTGGTTGCCCGCCCACTTCCTGCAAGAAGGCGACAACGTAGTCGGCAGCACCCGCACTGAGGGCGCTGTCCCCCTCGTGGTTCCACACAAACAGCAGATGCCAACCCGCATTGAGGATGCGTTTCGTTCGTTCAACATGGACGGCCTTCTTCAGATGCCAACCACCGCCCAGGACTTCCACGGCGACGGGGGGCACGGCGATGTCGACGTTGTATCGACCGACCGCCTTCTGCGGGATCGGCGACAGGCCACGTTCGCGCAACAGGTCGATCAGATACTGCTCGCCAGCCGACCCGACCTTGCCCTGGCGCTCCCTGGTGGCCGCGCTTTTGCGGCGCTCAGTCTCGGTATGGACCCGGCCCGTGGCCGCGACGTGCGCAGCCGCGGCCTGGGCAGCGCGCTGCTCCGGCGTCATCTTTCTGGCGCGGACCTTACCGGCGGCGGACGTGCCGCGGATGTCTACGCCGGAGTCGACCAGGCGCTTGCGGATCACCGTTCGGGAGACCCCGTAGCGGTGGCTGAGTTGATACTCGCTCTCGCCGACCAGGTACGCCGCCGCGATGACCTCCACGGGCAAGGGGATGTCGCGCCGCGGTGGGATGCCCCGGCGTCCCCGTTCGCGGTGGAGAACCGTGGCGCTTATGCCGACCGTGGCCAGGATCTCGGCCTGCGGCTTTCCGGCCAGGTAGAGCTGGATCGCGTGGTCGAGGTGCGCAGGGTCAGTTGGAGCGGCCATGTGTTCAACCTGACGTCGTCGGAGGGCTGGTATTCAGCCAATGGGCTCATCGTATCTAACTGCGACTGCAAACACGTCCCCGCTGCCGAGGCCGCTGACACCACGGGACTACGCGCCAACCCGCGCGACTACTTCGACTCGCTGAGCGCCCAGGACCAAGACCGCTACTTCGGCAAGTCCGAGGCCGAGGCCATCCGGGGTGGCGCTGACTTGACCAAGACCGTCAACGCGACCACCCGCAAGGGCTCGCGTTCGGGACTGTCCACCCCACGGTCCATTGACCGACTCATCGCCGGGAAGCCCCGCGCGCAGGCCATTGATGACCTGACCCGCGCCGGCTACCTGGCCGCCTAGTTCTCCCCACCCGCGAGGGGTGGGGCTTATCCCCCGCGATGGAGGAACCCGTAATGTCCGACACCACCCCGACCCCCACCACTGCCACCCCGGTGGACCCACCGCAGGCCGCGCGCGCGTCTGCGGATACCACCGAGGCACCCGAAGCCCCCGCGTCACCGCTGGGGGAATCGGGTGAGAAAGCGCTCAAGGCCGAACGGGCAGCCCGCCGGGCTGCGGAGAAAGCCACCAGCGAGGCACTGGCCAAGGTCAAGGCGTTTGAGGATGCCCAGAAGTCCGAAACCGAACGGCTCGCCGACCAGTTGCAGCAGTACCAGACCGAGGCCGCGACGGCCAAAGCGGAGACACTGCGCCTGCGGGTGGCCGCCGAAACCGGGCTCCCGGCAGACCTGCATGAGTTCCTCGTCGGCGACGACGAGGAACAGGTGCGCGCTCAAGCGCAGAAGCTCATGGCCGCGACGGCCGCCGCAACCGACCCCCGTCGGCCGGCACCTGACCCCACCCAAGGCGCGAAGCAGGGTGCAGGGAAAGACCAACTCACCCGAGCCGACCTGGCTGGGAAGTCACCGGAATGGATCGAAGAACAGCGGCGAGCTGGCCGACTCGATCACATCCAGAACATCACCACCCGATAAGAAAGGGCCACTCCCATGGCTGTCTCCAACTTCATCCCCGAAATCTGGTCCGCCCAGTTGCTGACCAGTCTCAAGAAGTCCCTCGTCTACGCCGGTCCCGGCATCGTGAACCGCAACTACGAAGGCGAGATCGCCAACGCTGGCGACACCGTGCGCATCACGTCGATCAGCCGCCCCACGGTCGCGTCATACGTCAAGGACTCCACGACCATCACCCCGGAAACACTGACCGACGCCGACCGGGCGCTCCTCATCGACCAGGCCAAATACTTCGCATTCGAGGTCGACGACGTCGACATGCGCCAGTCGGCCAACGGTGGCGCCCTGTTGTCTGAGGCCGCCGACGAGGCCGGGTACGCCCTGGCTGACACCGCCGACCAGTACGTCGCCGGCCTCTACACCGGCGTCGACGCCGGTAACGCGATCTCGACCACAGCCATCACCTCGGCAGCGCTCGCGGTGACCGGCCTGATCAACCTCAAGATCAAGCTCGACGTCGCCAACGTCCCCACCCAGGGCCGTTACGTCGTGGTGCCCTCGTGGTACCACGGCCTGCTGCTCGGTTCGGACCTGTTCGTCCGCGTCGACGCGTCAGGATCCTCGGAGGCGCTGCGCAACGGCGTCGTGGGTCGCGCGTTCGGGTTCGACGTGATGATGTCCAACAACGCCATCAACGTCACCGGCGACGACTACATCGTGATGGCGGGCTACCCCGGTGCCATCTCGTTCGCCGAGCAGATCGTCAAGGTTGAGGCGTACCGCCCCGAGTCGGCGTTCTCCGACGCCATGAAGGGCCTGCACCTGTACGGCGCGAAACTGGTTCGCCCGACCGGTATCGCCACCCTGACGGCGTCGATCACCTGATCCGGTTGCGCGTTGGTGGTGGACCCAGCCGCGGCTGCCCGCCACCACCAACGCGCATCCCCCCTGTCCGTTTCCCCTGACCATCACACCGATCTTCCTAGGAGTCACCCATGGCCCGCACCGCTGTCCCCATCACCACCCTCACCAAGAACGCTGCCACCGCCGACGTCGCAGGCACCGCCATCGACGCGACCAACAGCCACGTCGTCACCCTTGGCAGCGTCCCGTTGCACGAACTGGTCGTGCGCATCACCAACACCACCGCGTCCACCAAGGCCGCCACGATCAAGGCCGGCGACAACCCCCCGGCCGACGCCGCCGGTCAGGGTGACCTGTCGGTGTCGCTGACCGACGGGTCGACGACGCCGACCACGAAGTTCGC